GTATAAACCACTCATCATCGGCTCATCGCTGACCCTGATAGGGGTTGCAGCGGTAATAATAGTCGCACTTGCAGCAGGAAGACAAGACAGTACCATTCCCGAGGGTTTAAATAGGCCCGGGACTGGGAATAAGCCCAAAGTACGCTTTACGCCAGGAGTGAAGTCCGCGTTTAGAAGAAAGAAGCGTCTTGAACACTTGATTTCTGAAGATGAACCCGATTTGGACGTTGATGAACGCCAGGAACATCGGGTTGATGCATTCGACAAGTGGGAAAGGGGGCACCTGGAACAGTTAGATGAAAAAGAAGAATATCGGACTGAGGGTGTTGAGAGCCATATTCAACAGAAGCAAGAACAGCTTGGATTGAAATGGTTTCCTCGTAGGGTTGACCCTGAGCTTGTAGCGAAAAGAAGATCCGCTATTCGCAAAGCTCAGACCACACGTAAGAATTACACATCGAGTGAGAAAGAGAGCCTTGAGGCTTCTCGGAAAGTTGATTTTCCCTTGCAGGATGAGGCAATGTTAGGCAAACAGAGGTTTGTTTATAATGATCTCGCTGTTAATTGCGTTAAGACGTATTATGGTGATGAAGCCACATCCTCGGGAACTCTTATTCCTGGAGGTGCCCTTGTGCCCCTACACTCTCTCGTTGAGGGTAAAGAGGTGAGCGTTGTTAATCACGCCCTCTCAGCGAAACTTCGTGGTGAAGTGATACCTTTGATAGGTGATGACGGAAAGTCATTAGACCTAGGGTTTTATCACTCTTATGGAGCATTTGCGGCAAAGAGTTGTCGTATGCGTCCGCCGAAGAATGAACGCGTAATCCAGATTGGATTTACCCCCCGAGATGAAGTCGAGCCCAGTTTTGGAGTTGGCTATGCGTCTGCAGAAGGCGTTTATGATGCCCCAACTGATTTTTTGGTGTGTGGTGGTGGTGTGTATGCAGTGGAGGATGGAGCATTAGTTGGTATCCACATAGGTGGTGGCCAGCATTGCAACCGGTTCATACCGATTACTGAGGGGATTGCGAATCAGATCGCTACCCTCAAGTCGAATGTTCCGTCAGTGCGTAGCACGCTTTTTCATTAATGCCGCCAGCCCCGAGTGCTCTTATAGAAGAGCATCGGGAGTTCTGGCGGCGTTATCCCGTAGAGTACCAGAAAGGTTTCTCCGGGACAGCAGTGCTTAGTGAGCTCCATAGACGAATGCTGAAACAACGTTATTTTCCCGTAATTGGATCGGTCCCCAAGCATTTTGTTGGGAGGAACCGTCGAGGATTAGATATAAACGTTGCACAGTTTGAAAATGAAACCGATAAAAAGGTTGATCGCTCTAGCTGGGGCCTTCCCGTTCCTAATAGGGAAGCAGCATTTATCTCGCTAGCAAAGTATGCCAAGGATGTTCCGGCCTTGTCAGCTTGCCAAGCGTTAGCCATGAATGGCGCAGTGGATTGGCTCCACCGTCATTTTGGCGTCCACATGCAAAATTCACGTGTTAAGCCAGTGGAAGAGGTTATTCAAGGGTTAGATATGACCACCTCTCCTGGTTTTCCGTGGACACGGAAGTACGCTACTAAGCGTGGCATGTACGATGATTGGAAAGGTTTTACTCAGTACATGGAGGACGATTGGGACCGCTTGAAGGATAATGACTTCGTTGCGGTGTTCGGAAATTCTTTGAAGGAAGAAATCCGATTGGCCGAAAAGATTGATGCAAATAGTTTGCGCACTTTTACGGCTGGACCCGTTGAGATGACGATACATGGAAATCGTCTGTTTGAGCATATGAATGAGAAATTCTATGCTTCACATCTCAAGACGGCGAGTGTTGTTGGATTTTCGCCCTGGAAAGGCGGATGGGATGAGTTATACCGCAAACTGAAGAAGTTTGATAATGGTTTTGCCCTCGATGAATCACAATACGATTCGTCACTAAGAGCCTATTTGATGTGGGCAGTGGCGGAGTTTCGCTGGTCGATGCTAAGAGAAGAGGATCGGACGCCAGACAATTTGGCGCGGTTGCAGGTTTATTATCGCAACTTAATTAATACGATCATTATCACATCCGATGGAGTGTTCGTGCAGAAGCAGGGAGGAAATCCCTCAGGTTCTGTGAACACCATTGTGGATAATACATTAATCTTATACCTGCTGTTAGCGTATGGCTGGATAATGAGATGTCCAAACGAGATGCGTTCATATGAGAGCTTTGACGAGAATTTAGCGTTGGCTCTGTGTGGTGATGACAACACCTGGACGGTCTCTTCCGTAGCATTAACTTTCTTCAATGCAAGATCTCTCATTGAGGAATGGGCAAAAATTGGAGTGATCACTACTACCGATTGTTTGGACCCGCGTCCTGTGGAGGAGCTCGATTTTCTCTCTGCGTTTACAGTGTTTGTTGATGGTGTAGCCATCCCACTGTATAGTCGCGAGAAGCTTTTGACGAGTTTGCTCTATTCACGATTACCAGGTAATCCCGCATATACGTTAACCCGCGCTGCTGCTCTTTTGCGCGTGGGTTGGGCGGATGTTCAATTGCGACGTTACCTTCGTGAGTTTATATCTTGGTTGGTTGAGTCCTATGGTAATGTTCTTAGAGATGCCAAGGAGTGGCGAGACGCTATGGCGTCCGTTCCCACTGAGAATGACTTACGTAAATTCTATCTGAACTTGGAGGGTGTCCAGTACCCTCTTGTCAATCAGGGGGCGTGTAATGCGCCTGCAGACAAATGCATTCCTGCAATAAAAACTGAGTTTGACAATAGTGCAATGAATTCTAATCCATTGCCACAAAGACAGAGAAGAGTAAGGAGGAAGGGTGGACGACCACCTGTTCCTGCGCGAGGGACACGACAATACCTCGCGGCGCAGTCTCGACGATTTGCGAAACCTGCAGGGCCTAGGGGCCGGCGACCGAGATCACGAAGGGGTCGAGGCCAGGATTTTACTGGCGTGACCAATATGCGTGGAATGCCTGATGGGATTAGGCGTGGTCGCAAGCGGCATAATTTTGATGAAGATGAGTTCATCACTGACTTGGTAGGGAGTACTACATTTGGCAATGGAGCCAACACGACTGCGCAGCAGTTCGCGGTAAATCCCGGTCAGGCCGCCACATTTCCGTGGTTGAGTGCGATTGCACCGAAGTTTGAGAAGTATGTTTTCACGAAATTGGAATTTTACTACAAACATGAGGTTTCGCAGTTCGCAACAGCGGGAACAGTCGGCAAGGCTATTTTGTCATTTGATTATGATGCAGCCGATCCTCCCCCAACCGCGAAGCAGCAAATGTTGGATACTGATCCACATAATGACAAAATGCCATGTCAGGATTTTGCTTTGATTATTGATTGCAAGGAGTCTTTCAATAATGGTCCGAAGTACGTTAGGCCTGGGATTGTTCCCGGGGGTTCCGATGTCAAGACTTATGACATTGGTCTTTTGAATTATGGTGCTGCTGGCACCTCTGACGGTACAACGAAGATAGGTGAGTTGCATGTAAGGTATGCTGGATGGTTTGAGAAGCCAGTGCTTGAGAGCACAGTAGCAGCCCCTGCAAACAATCAAGTTGCAGTGTTTAAGTCAAGTGCGCCAGAGGCTCTTACAACTACTGTTAAAACACAGTTGGCCCTGGCCACGGCCGTGAATAACGGATTAAGTATTGTGAACACTGTTGGCAATTTAGTTTGCCAAGCAGGGAATTATTTAGTGGACTTTGATGTGAATGTTATAGATACAACATCAGAGGCCATAACCATTGTTGTTGAGGTCGATTGGAACGCCGCACCAGTGGGTAATCTTGCCACCTTTAAGTCTGGGCCACTTGTTGCAAATGAGGAGGTCCCACTTCACGTGAGTGCATTTATTCCGATTCCTGGTGCCGGTTTGGTGACAAACGGTATTCAGTGTTTTGTCACTGTAACAGGAGCCGCTGGTACTTTAACAGCGACAGGAGTTGTGCGTATACTCGCAGTCTAACCTTCTTAGGAGAAGAAGAGGGAACCATTACCCTAAATGGTGGTTTAGCCGGGTGGGCTTGAACACCCCACGCGCATTGCGCTTAGTAACCGGAGTTGTGGAGTGACGCAACACAGAAGAGAAACCTCTGTAAAAGTTACCAGTCTTCCCAGCTGACTTAAAATGCTGGAGGCTAGCCCTCACGATCTTGTGAGAAATCTGTGAACGACAGATTGCCTGGTTAGTTCTTATTGGATGTTGAATACATCCCTCCTTGGAGACCTGTGGAGTGAACAGGAAGAGTTAAACCTCAAGGGAGGTTCTCGGCTTGAATTGAGCCTGTTATAGATTATTTAGTTATGGTCGCAACATATAGCGGGTTGAGAGTCAGTGTCCTTGCCCTCCCTTCTGATCTGGTTTGCGTGTTCCCCTTGTGGTTCCCCGTGAGTTGGTAGTGCGTCAGTGTGAATGCCTTGTGTGAGATAGTTGAGTGAGCGAATAGCCCCGACATCCCCTTGGAAGTTTCCCTGGTTTGCCGCCATCATGAGCGAGATAAGCTTGAGAGAGATTGCGTGCGTC